ATGCGCGTTGACTTCCCTCTTGTCCATTTTTTTCAAGGTTAGAAAGTTCGGTATTCATCAACACGAGATTCCCTGCTGCAGTTTCAAAATTACCGCCTAAATCAATTTTATGATCGCGAGGTTCTGCTAACTTGATTGCTTCTTTTGTTAAGGTTCTGAAATTCAATGTTAATGACATCGCTTCTATATGCCCCAAAATAACAGATTCAAAAGTTCCACTTATGCCGGCCCCTTTTACTTCTTCTGTCATGTTTGATATTTCTGGCAATGTAACTTCTGCCATTCCATAATATTCAGTTGCCTCTTCATACACCGCGTAATTAATTACGGCTTCATCAATTTTTGCCATAGTTCTTTACCCTCCTTTTTTAAGATAATAATGTTGATAAATAACTTATATCATATTCAAGAACAAATTCTAATTTCTTGGCCGGACTAGGTGGTGTCATGTAAACATGGAATTTTGCTTTTCCAGACATAATGTCAGTTATGCTATTTTCCGACTCCAAAAACTCAACCCTACCACCTAAGAGTTTTTCTTCTGATGTAAGTCCGTTCATCCAAATATTTAAGCTATCAACAATTGAATCGATTAATCTTCTGTTTAATTTTTTATCTACTTTTGACCAGTAAGTTAATACAATACTATTGGCAACCCATTTAAACATTCTTGAAACGCAAATGAAATAGTCTGTCACATCTGTATTTGATGGATAGCAAGCTGTTTCGTTGCCCCACATAACAAATCCACCTACAAAATTCAAAGCCGTTACAATGCCGTTCTCATTTAAATAGTTTGCTTGTTGTAAATCAAGTAAAACCTCTGTTTCATCTATCAGAACCGCACTGTCTATCTTCATCAATTTATTTGATGAACTTTCGCATGGTGTCCCATCTCCAAGTGATGCGTTATTATCTGTCGCTGTGATCCTTCCCGCAACTTGTGTTGATAAATGAAATTTCTTGCTCCCTAATTTCACCATAGGAAAACAAAGGATCTGATTAGGACTATTAATATTATTAGCCTTTTTCCATGCTGGCACGCCAGTGTAATATTTTGCAACATTCATTGATGGGAATAAAGTTTTAGAAATTGATATTTTGAACTTTATTTATTACGTTAATGGAATGGATTACCTTGCAGAAGTTAGAAAAGCATTAGGAAAATAATCAGGGATAACCCCTGGTTGTTTTTTTAAAAATTGAAAAAATATATGGAGGTAATAGCTATGGATGATAAAGAATCAGATTACAAATCAGAAGATCAAGCGGGAAAAACGCAAGAAGCTTCAGTGCAACAAAAAGGGACCTATGTTCATAAATTTAGAACGCCTTTCGAATATGAGGGTAAGAAGTACGAAACGCTTAATTTCTATTTTGATAAATTGAAAGGCAAAGATGTAATAAGCATAGAGACTGAAATGCAAGCTATGAATGAATATGTACTTGCACCAGAAATTTCAAGCAGCTTTCTCTGCAAAATGGCGGCAAAGGCAGCAGGAGTTGGTAGCGATGTCATTGAAAACATGCCGATGGGTGAATTTTCAAAAATAAAAAATGTGGCAAGAAATTTTTTAATAAGTGCGGGTTATTAAAAACTGAACCCGCGAAATGGTTTAGACAGCAAAGCTTTCAATTAGCACGTGCAACATATACCGGAATTCCATTTTTTTTAGACCTGAGTATATCGGAGTTTATTACGTGGATACACGATATAAATGAGACTACAGAAAAAGACAGAAAAAAGTTTGAAAAAAATGAAAATCAGATACAAAAGACAAATGCAAAAATACAAGAGCAAGAAAACAAGTTAAGCAGCTTGAAGCAAGAATTAAATGGCGCAGGAATTAATACGGATCATCTTGAATCATCTAATAAGAAACTTGCGAAAAGTTACGAAGCGGTAAAGAAAAGTCAGGAAGAATTAGCTAGGATAAGCGCAGCACAGCAAGAAACACGACAGAGCATAACTAAAGTAAAAGGCCAGCTGACGGGTGTACTGGGAACGGTGGCGGCAATTGGAGCTGTTTTGCTTACAGGGCCAGTTAAATCAGCTATGGAATTTGAATCTTCAATGGCGGATGTAGTTAAGGTAGTTAGCGGGTTAAAAGATGCAACAACTGGTGAATTAACAGAAGAGTATCGCAATATGAAAAAAGAATTAATTGATCTTTCTACGGTAGTTCCGACGGTTGCAAAAGATTTGGCGAAAATCGCTGCTTCCGCGGGTCAAGCCGGCTTAGCAAGAGAGGAGATTGTTCAATTCACAGAAGATGCCGCCAAGATGGGTATTGCCTTTGATTCTACCGCTGAACAGTCGGGGGAGTGGATGGCAAAGTGGCGGACAGCATTCGGTATGACACAAACAGAAGTTACTACGCTAGCTGATAAAATTAATACTTTGAGCGATACTACCGCTTCGTCAGCGCAAGAAATAGCTTCTATTGTTACAAAAGTAGGACCATTAGGAGAAGTTGCAGGTCTTGCAAGTGGAGAAATAGCAGCATTGGGTGCGGCGTTGGTATCTGTTGGCGTTAAAGACGATGTAGCGGCAACAGGAATTAAAAAAATGATTGTTGAAATGACAGCGGGTACATCTGCAACAAAAAAACAAGGTGATGTACTTGATAAAATGGGGTTGTCAGCAACAGACCTTGCAAATCGTATGCAAAAAGATGCGCAAGGGGCGATCTTAGATTTTTTGGGAGCAGTAAATAAACTTCCTAAAGCTGAGCAAGCAGCAGCGTTATCGGATTATTTTGGGACGGAAGCTGTTGGATCAATTGCACCAATGCTCACAAAACTAGATTTGTTAAAAACTTCATTTAATAAAGTTGGAGATTCATTAGGTTACGCAGGTAGTATGGAACGGGAATTCGAATCACGTTCTGCAACTACTGAAAACAAAATTATACTTGCTAAAAATAGCTTGAATAAATTAAGTATGGCTATAGGAGAGAACTTTCTTCCGTATGCTGGGCAAGCCGCAGAAAAGGTGTCTGAATTGGTAACAGAATTCAGCGACTTTGCTGCAAAAAATCCTGAATTACTAAAAACGATCGTGAAGGTTGTTGCTGGACTTGTTACGCTAAGGGCAGGGAGTCTTGCTGCGAAACTTGGCTTTCTAGAATTAAAAAGCGGCGTTTTAGGGGTTCAAAAAATTATAAAGTTATTCACAGGCAACGTAGAAGTGTCAGGCGCCGGGATGGTTACTAATCTTGGGAAGATGGGAAAGTCGGTAACACTTTTAAAAGCAACCTTTACGGCACTAACTGGACCAGTTGGAATTGCGGTTTTAGCAGTAGCTGCGATAACAGCGGGTGTGTTTTTGTTTGCCAAATCGCAAGAAAAAGCAAGACAACAGACTTTAAACTTTTCAAATGACCTGAAAACAGTTGCCGATGGCTTTGAGAAAGTAACTGATAACGTAAACCAAACAAAAGCATTAATTAGCGAATACCGCAATCTTGAAACAAAAGTTAAAGACGTTGCTACTTCCGCCGATGAAGCAGCCACAGCAAAACAACGAATGAAGGAAATAGAGGATTTACTTATACAGCAAAATCCAGATGTTATATCAAAATATGATCAAGAAAACGGTAAAATATCTGAAAACCTTGGCCTGATAGAAAAAAAAATAGGAAAAGAATTAGAACTAGCCAAAATACAATACGAACAAAAGCAATACGAAGCTGAACAAAATTTGCCGGATGCGCTTTCAGAAATTGCGAACCTAAACGAAAAAACAAAAAGTCTTCGAGAGCAATATGATGCAAGTAAAAAGGTTCGTGATGGGTTACTGGAAATAACGCAGGAATGGGAAGTGTTTTATGCGTCCAATCCCAAACAAGATGAATTATATAATAAATTAGATCAATTAAAATTAAAAGCAGCTGAACTGGGAGAAGTGGTAGGCGAATCGTGGAACTTTGACGGCAGCGGCATGGCGGGGATAACAACCACGTACGCTGAATACGCTAATGAAGTTACTAACATTGTTGGCAGTGTAACAAAATCCCAGGAAGAATTAAACACGGCAACGCAATCAGTGAAAGATTATTATGACGCAAGTGTAGGCTTGGTAGAATTAGATTTAGGCGGTAATTTTGAAACTGCAGCAGGGAATCTCGTGTTGATGAATACCGAACTTTCTAACCTTGAAAAAAATGGACAAGAGGGAAGTCAACGCGCATTAGAATTAAAAGAACAAATAGCGAAAATAGAACCACAGCTGGAAACGGCTGCGGTAAAAATACGCGATTTAGGACTTGCTATTGAAGACGTGCCTGAGGTAAAAGCAATTAATGTTTTAGAAGCAACTCAAAATATTGACGGATTCATTGAAAAAATCAACCAAATACCTACATCAAAAAAAGTCCAACTTATTATTGACCAAAGGGGGAGCAGTGTACCTGGCTATGCGAAAGGAACTAGCAGAACACCAAGTACATTTATTGCAGGTGAAAAAGGCCCTGAGCTTATTACAAATGCGAAAAACAGATCTGTATTTACAGCAGCGCAGACGGGAAACATCTTAAAAAATATAAATAATTACAATAGTCAAAAAACAAGCGGCAATGTTGGAATAAATATACCTGGTTATGCGAAAGGAACTAGCAGAACACCAAGTACATTTATTGCAGGTGAAAAAGGCCCTGAGCTTATTACAAATGCGAAAAACAGATCTGTATTTACGGCGGAAAAAACAAAGGAAATCTTAACCAATATAAAAAGCCAAAAAAATAGTTATAGCAATCAAAAAGCAAGTAGATTTTCAGAAATAACGCCGAAGATTCAACAAATTATTTCAGGAATACAGATCATGGCCAAAACGGCAATTAGCAATATAGCATTGCCAAAGCTTCAACAAGTCTATGATGTTGCAGCAGGAGCTACAACTTTAAGAGCGCCAGCACTGTTAACTGCAGCTGGAACAGGTGGAACAACTATTCAGGTTTACAATCAACCTACAATTCAAATAGATGGCGAGAAGCCAGACGATTTGGATAATAAATTAAAAAGAAACAACGAAGATCTTTTAAACAAAATTGATGAAAGAATTAGAAAAAAAGAAGATGATGAAAGGCGGTCGAAATATGAGTAAACAATACACAACTATATCAGGGGATATGTGGGACGGTATAGCATACCAAATGCTTGGCGGAGAAAGACATACTGATACTTTGATAAAGAGCAATTTAAAACACCGCCATATCGTCATTTTCGAAGCTGGTATCGTACTTGATATTCCAGAAATAGAAACGGAGGCATCTTTACAATTGCCGCCGTGGAAACGGAGGACAATATGAGCGATAGTGGCCTGGCTAGAAGGGTAAAAATACAAATTGAAGTTGAAGGAGTAGATGTTAGCGCGGATATTAATAAATATCTGCAGTCATTTACATATACAGACAATGAAGAGGATAAGGCGGACGATGTTCAAATCACTGTTGATGATAGAGAAAATATTTGGTTAGGTAGTTGGTTAAAATCAGAAACAGATGGGACAGGCGAAACACAGAGTACAGAAGATTCTAAAAACGAAAGTATCTCATATATCGTTAAAAGAGGGGATACGCTTTCAGAAATTGCAAGTGTTTACAGTACAACATATCAACAAATAGCAGCAGATAATAATATTAAAAATCCGAATTTGATTTATCCAGGGCAAGTTTTGAAAATTAATACAACAACAGATGGTTCAGCTTCTTCGCCGTCTGATACAGATAGTGGAGAAGTGAATGCTGGATCTAAATGCTTGGAAGTTCATGTTTGCATTGTACAAAAGAACTGGGATTCGGACGGAAAGGATGGCGTTTTGGATTGTGGCACTTTTGAAATTGACAGCGTAGACGGATCGGGACCGCCAGCAAAAGTGAATATAAAAGGGACTTCTATTCCGTACACTTCAACGTTAAGAACTCAAAAAAAGACAAAAGCATGGGAAAAGATAAAATTATCATCAATAGTAAGTGAAATAGCAACAAATAATGATTTAGGATATATGTTTGAATCGGATTACGATCCGCTATATGAAAGAAAAGAGCAGGTGCAACTATCAGATATAAGCTTTTTACAAGGACTATGTAAAAATGCAGGTATCTCTTTAAAAGTTACAGCGAAAACGATTGTTTTGTTTGATGCGAAAACTTATGAAGCGAAAACAACTGTTATAACATTAAAACGTGGAAGTTCGGACATAATTTCTTACAAATTTTCTACAAATTTAAAAGATACAGCATACAGCTCTAGCCATGTTACTTACACAAATCCTACAACAAAAGAAACTATTGACTATACATACACACCTAGAATCTCCAAAGAAGGTACGGGACAGGTTTTAGAGATTAATGAAAAAGTTAATACCAGAGAAGAAGCAAGGCAGCTAGCAATGAAAAGATTGAGACAGAAAAATAAAACTGAATTCACAGCTGATTTTACTATAGTAGGAAATGTTGGAATGGTGGCAGGGGTAACGGTTGAAGTTGCTGAATACGGTGTATTTAATGGCAAATATATTGTGGAGACGGCAACGCACAATGTTACAGGTGGTTATACAGTAGGTTTGAAACTAAGACGTGTACTGGAGGATTATTAATGAGCGTTGAAACAGATTTAACAATATTAAAAAACATTGTAAGAATAGGAAAAGTTAGTTCTGTTGATATAAAAAAAAATACTGCAAGGGTTATTTTTGAAGATAAAAATGATCTTATTTCTGGTGAACTGAAAGTTGTGAGAAATCAACCTTTTGTTACTGTTGAAAATTATGTTGACGGTGAAAAATGGGACTGCGAAGCACATTACGCAACGATTGACCGCAAAGTGGATGAAGTCGGTTCTCTCAGCTACAAAGAGGATATACCAGAGAAAATACACTTAAAAAAACAGATTGATTACAATAAAGAATATCCAATACCGGAAACACCTCCACAATGTACGTATACTGGGAAAATTGAAGATAAAATACATGAACAAGTTATTAAAGTTTATCCTTGGCTGCCGTATATAGGCCAATTTGTACTATGTATTTATTTGCCTAATGGTGAAAGCGACGGGTTTGTCATAGGGGGAATTTAAATGGCCACAATAGGGACGTTAGGAGATATTGTTTTTAGTGTATCAAAGAATACTATATCAACATTCGAATCAATGAAGTGGGACACTTCTACAAAGTACGCTACACACGACAGGCATTTACAACAAGGGTTACTAGAATTCTTAGGTACAGATCCAGGGTCGATTAATTTTTCGATGTATCTATCCGTTTTACTAGGCACTAACCCTATGACGGAAATTATAAAAATACTAACCGCAGAGAGAACTGGAAAGACAATGAGGCTGATCGTTGGCGAAAAAGCATATGGAACCTATAAATGGGTGATCGTAAGTAGTTCGAAAAGTCTTGAAAAATTCGATAATAAGGGCAATTTATGGATTGCAAAAGTTGATATTTCATTAAAAGAGTATGCTGAGAGGTGATGGAATGACTTACACAGTTACAACGAACGCAACAGAAGACATAAATCTAGCGCCACAGACGGTAATAGAAGAAGTGGTGCAAAATGTAGCGATGATAATTTCGACACCTCAATTTACAGTGCCTCTTATGAGGGAATTCGGATTGCCTATGAGGTTCATCGATAAACCTATTCAGGCCGCAAGATCACTTTTAATTGCGGAAATTTATGATGCGATAGAAAAATATGAGCCTCGCGCAATTATACAAAGTGTAAGCTTCGAAGAAGATCACGAGGCAGGAAAGTTGATCCCGAAAGTTGAGGTGAAAATAAATGGGGAATGAGGCAAATTATCCAGAAATTAGTTTTGTTGAAACAGATACAGAAACAATAAAAAACAGTTTGATTGCCGGATATGAACTTATTACAAGTAGAATACTTTACCCAGCAGATCCGGTAAGAGTATTTATATCGTGGGTTGCAGATGTAGTAATACAACAAAGGATTTTGATTGATGATTCGGCAAAACAAAACGTACCACGCTATGCGAGGGACGAATATCTTGATTCAATAGCAGAAATATTCAAAGATGCCTATAGACTAGAAGCAGAGCCGGCGAAGACAACCTTTCGCTGCTATATTTCTACAGCATTAACATTTCAAGTAATTATTCCGGCAGGGACAGAAATAACAGTAGACGGATCACTGACATTTGCAACGAAGGAAATTGCATTTGTGAAAATTGGGTCTTTATATGTTGATGTAGCAGCAGAATGTACTACAGCTGGAACAGCTGGGAACGGATTCGTTCCTGGTCAAATTATTAATATTGTAAAACCTTATAATTATTACGAAAAAGTTGAAAATATAACGACGAGTGCAGGCGGGACAGAAAAAGAAGATGATTCAGCTTTTTATAAACGTATGCGCGAAAGTATGGAATCTTTCTCAACAGCTGGACCATCAGGGGCTTACATATATCACGCAAAAACTGTTTCGGCGGCAATAAAAGATGTTGCGGTAACTTCGCCTGAAAGAGGAAATATAGATATTAGAATATTGGTGGAAAACGGAGAATCGCAAACAGAAGAGATTATAAATCAGGTTAAAGAAGCGTTGACATCGGATACCATAAGGCCTCTTGGCGATTACGTGACAGTATCAACGCCAGATGAAATAAATTATGAAATTGAGTTGACTTATTATATTCCAAAACCAAGTCAAAATAGTTCGGTAATTATTTCGGAAAGTGTGGAAGCGGCAGTCTTGAAATACATTGAATGGCAGTCTGAAAAGATGGGAAGAGATATTAATCCGTCTTATTTGATCTCGTTAATTATGGCGACAGGGGTGAAACGTGTTGAGGTTATAAAGCCAACGCATACAGTAATTACAGACACGCAAGTTGCAATCATTAACACCTCCATAGCGAATAATGGGGGTGTTGAGGATGAATGATATATACTCAATAGATTTAACTAGGACCTTACCAATAAGCTTGAAAAATGACCCTAAAATGATTGCTCTATCAGAGATAATTGCAACTGAGCTTTTGAAAACAAGCAAATTAATAAAAAACAATATCATATACGCTAGAATCGATGAACTAAATGAAGGCACACTTGATATTCTAGCGTACGATCTGCATGTAGACTGGTACGAATACACATATCCAATAGAAGCAAAAAGGGCAATCATAAAAGATAGCGTAAAGGTTCACAAAAGGTTAGGGACAACAAACGCAGTAGAAATGGCGCTAGGGAATCTTCATCCAGGGAGCGAAATTGAAGAGTGGTTTGAATACGATGGCGATCCTTTTTCGTTCCGCATAGTGATTGATGTTACAAATTCAAGAACAACAGCAGAATATTTTTCAATCATAAAGGCGGTTAATACATACAAAAGGCTTGCGGCTCATTTAGATAGTTTAGTATATCAATGCAGTATAGGCTTTGAAATTGCAACGATGGGAGAATATTTTAAATTCAAATCTTCACTTACAGGAATGAATAATGCCGGTGAATTGCCTTATAGAAATATTATAGGAAATATAGCTTATAGCGATATTCAAATTGATCCTGATTCGGTGAATTATAAATTTAACAGCGAGGTTTCAGGTACAAAACCACAAAGAAATGTTATTGGAAATATAATTTATAATGACATTCAAATCAATCCAGATTCAGAGAAATATAAATTTAAGTCTTCTACTGCAGGGGAAAACAATGTTGGTGAAGTTCCCTATAGAAATATTGTAGGAAATGCAACTTATAGCGATATTCAAATTAATCCGGATTCGGAGAATTACAGGTTCAATGTTTCGGCTGCAGGAGAAAGCAATGTCGGAGAGCTACCCTATAAAAACAGTAAAGGAGTAATAGGCAGCGGCGGAATAACGCCAACAGCAACAGCGGAATCTTATACGTACAATGTAAAAAGATGCGGAACTAAAATAAGTCGAAATTAATGAGTGAGGTGAATTAAAATGCTAACTGAAAAAGCGATTGAGGGGTTTAAAGCCTTTATTGAAAAAAATATTGCCTATGCAGTGGTGAATATAGGCGGTGCACCTACAAAAACGATAATACACCGAAAAGAAAGATTGATAGATGGAAGGGTTGCAGTCTATATATCAATTACGCCACAAGCAACCAACGATGTAACAATATCCAGAGTGCAGCTTTACGACAAAAATAACGATCTTTGGGCGGACAAGCCTGAAAGTATTTTGATTAAAAATGTGCAAGAAGGCATTTTGTATCGATTTACTTTTGATTTTAAGGAGGTATAAAAATGTATAAACAAACAAAATGGATAGACCATGTAACACAGTATGAGGATCGCTTCACGGAAACAAATAATGGCGATGGGACAGTAACACACGTACCGGTTGAAGGTGAGGTTATACAGCAAGGGACACCTCAGAACGCACAGAACTTTAACAACATGGAATATGGGATATTTGGGGCAAATGAAATGGGAGGAGAGGCGATAAGGGGTTTACTACACGCTAAACAGACTATTAAAAAGTTGGTGGGAGCAGTAGTGACAACGACATTAAATAATACGGCCATTAATATGATCCACCTTTCACAACACATTTTATTGTTACACTCTTCGCGCTTCCGGTATGTTCAATTTTAAATCCGTTTAGCTGTTTGTCAGTAATGAC